GTTCTTGTTCTTCTTTGCTTATAGGTAGTTCCCAAAACTTTCTTAATTCTTTCATATCTTTATCATCACCACTATAATTTCTATAACTTTGTATTTCATTTATTCTTGTTTTATATAATGATTTTAATAATGCTTTAAATTTCCACCAATGTAGTTTATCTTTTGTTAAATCTACTTTATATTTTTCATAAAACGCACCAAATATATATTCATCATCATACTCATAACTTAATAGGTCTTTAGAGCTATTTTTATGCCCCTCTTGGCTTGATTTATGATATTCTTGTCTTCCACATTGATAGAACCATTTAAACTTCTCAAATGCCTCTTTAAATAGCATTGGATTAGTATATAGTATTTGTTTACTCCTATTATAGAAAAAAGGATAGAAATGTTCTAGACACCAACATATTTTCTCGGTATTTTTTACACTTCTATCCTTTATTTTGTCTTCTATTTGTATAATATGTCTAAAATCTACATTTATTTTATATTTTTTTCCTTGTAAATATACATAATAAGGTAGTTTATGAAACATATTAATATTTGCCATATTTTCCTCTATTTCTTCTATAATTATTATATTTTCTTGTTTCTCTATTGTATTTATTTATTCTTTCAGCATTTCTTTCAAGTGGTTGCATTACACTATTAGTATATTCGTTCATATATGTTTGACTTATTGCTACTAATATGTTCAAAGCTATGCTACTATTTATTTTCTCATATCCATCTTTTTCTCTTTGTTTGTTTAGAATATCTATTGCACCATTTCCTAACAAAGTTTCTATTAATTTCTCTAATCCATTTAAGTCATCATCTTCTACATCTTCATACTCTTTTATCTTATCTACATTTTTTATTTCAAATGGTATTCCATATATCTCTATTTCTATCTTTTTATCGGTATTTTCATAACCTATTTTCATTATTTCCTCCTATTATGACTTATTAATATGTTCTTATACTACTTTGATTATACTGTTTCTGTAAATGTTTTTGTTGATGTATTGAATGTTCCATATGTGAAATCTCCAACACCTTTGAATGATCCTGTGAATACTTTATTTTCTCCTGGATTATTTGTACAACTTTCAATTACAGTTGCTACTCTTATTTTTCTTGCACTATATGTATTTGTAGTTGTTTCACTTGATAAATCTACAATATATAAATATGTTTGTGCATCTGTTCCTGTTTTACGATTTACAAATACATTATAGCAATAATCATTTACTTTATCGTTTTTAATTCTATCACTTTCTATATCAAATTGGTTGTCATATCCAGTAACAGAGTTAGTTTTTGATTTATCTCCTATATATTGAGTTGATTTTTCAGTTGGATTTGTATTTTCATCAAACTTACTAAAACCTACATTCATTAATTGAATATCAGTTGAACTTGCACCATAACCATTACAGTCAATATATCTAGCTTCATCATAAGCCATTATTTCTTTGTTCATTATATTCCCTCCTTAAAAACTTGTTATTGTAAAGTATAGTTGTACTGCATAATTACTTATTGTTCCATCTTCATTAACTTCATATGTAATTTGATTAGCACACCTCATACTTGATACTTGTTTATTTTCTATGATAGGAAAATTCCTATTCTCTACTTGTTTATATATATCATCTACTAAATCATCTAACCAATCAAAATTTGCAATTTTAGTATTATCTCCCTCACTATTTTCTTTTAGAAATAGCATATATTGGTATTCTTCTTTTCTACCTTGAAAGTATCTTTTTATTAGTTCTACACCGCTTCTTTGAAGTGCTAATACTTGTGTACCATCAGGTAGTTCTTCTATCTCTATATCATAGTTTTCACTTATTAATGGTCTTGTTAATAACCAATCATTTATAGCTTGTGTTATACTATCAGTTGTTTGAGTATTGCTGTCTGTCATTTACTCACTCTCCTACATGTTTCCGCTAATTCATTTAACATTGAATTCTTTTTATCTGATACCATACGTTCAAATGGTTGTGTTCCACGTTTTCCAACTCTCTTTTTTATTCTTTTTGAGTATGCTTGATACTCTGCATATGGTACCCATATATGAACGTATCCACTTCCTGCAACTAAAGAACTTAATATTGACCTTTCTTGTTGTCCACTTTTATATGAAACATAAGGTTGTAAATTCTTAGCCACCATTGTATCAAATTGTTTTTGAACTATACCTCTTGCATTTAAACCTAAACTGCTCATCAAAATACTTGGGCTTACAGGCTTAAATTCTACTTCAATTTTATTTGCCATTATATAGCACCTAATTTTATGTGGTCTAGTTCTTCTCCAAAAATGAATTTATCTATAGTATTGATTTTGTATGTGTTTGACTCGCCATACTTTTCTCGTAAATCTGTTAGTCCTGTGTTATAGCTTATAGTATCATTTACTAAACTATTTACTATTAGGTCGCCTTTTTCAACTATATAAGTATTTAAAGGACAATCTTCAACAAATATTCTTATTAATGCGTTATCTGTTGAACTTACACCTGTTCTATTACGATTTTGTATTGATGTATCTCTTACACTTGCTATTAATGGATATCTTACATAGACTTTATTTATTGTGTCTTTATGATATAAAGTTATAGCTTGTTTTGGAAAATCCATTATAAATACCTCGTTAATTCGTGTGGTAAGTTTTTTACTATTTTTTTCTTATCATTTTCTTTATCTTCAAGAGTTTTCATAGTCTTACTTACTCCATCTATTGAGATATGACTTACTGCTCCATTTGTTTTAGTTTCTGTCTTTAAATAGTCTAACATTAAACAAGTAGTATATTTTATTTTATAACCAAAGTTATTTTCTGTATTACTCAAGTCGTCCTCTTTAATTTCTCTATTTACATAAGTGTCAATTTCACGACTTGCTTTTACTATTAAAGAATTAAAGAGGTCTTCTGATAATGAGCCTTTATATGTATCTGAATAAAATTCATAATCAGCATAATTTATCATAGTTGACCTCCTTTACTTTTTACTATACTGATGCAGAACCAGGTTTAGAACTTAAGTATACACCAGCTACTTTATTTTCATATACATCTACTAAACCATAAGCTCTATAGAAGAATAACCATTTATCATCATTTTGGTTGTCATCTGGGCTTACAATTTTATTTACTAAAATTCTTGGATATTTAATTACTGCACTCTTTTCTACGATTAAGAAGTTGATGTCTTTTCCATCTCCTGCTTTTACGTATCCACCTGCAGTTTGTCCTCCAGTTGTTCCATCATATAAAGTTATTTTTGTATAGAATCTTGTTTGTGGTACTTTTACAATTTTACTAAATGATGCAAGTACTTCTCTTGATTTAGTAGTATCTACTGCATGAATTGCGTTGAATCCATCTGGTGTAATATATAATATTCTACTTTCTGATGGTACTTCTGCGTTATCCATAGCAGTTTGTGCTGTTACTAATGCAGCTAACCATGCTTCACCATTTGCATATGTTCCTGTTGTTGTTGTAATTCCACTTGCTCCTGCTATTTTAGCAAATGTAAATGCATCTCCTTCTGGTACTGCTTTTGTACGAGTAAATTCACTTGCTAATCTACCAAATGCTACACCTGCAGTTTCTGCATTGTCCATTCTGTCTACACCGAATTTACGTCCTCTTTCATAGTTGAATTGTACTGTTTCGTTAGTTAATGTTACATCTCCTTGTACATATCCACTATTTCTATCATATTTTCCTAAACCATCCATTGTCATTTTAGGTATGATTATTTCATTAGCATTTGCTCCTGCTTGTACTAATGTTGCATCTGCATCTAAGTCTGCAGTTAATGAAGCTTGTTTATATACTTCATCTAGTTTGTCAATATATTTTTTGAATAAACTTATTGAGTTTGCCATTTCTATCTCTCCTTCTTCTTATTAACTTAGACCCATTATTCTATTTATGAAAGCATCATCACTATTTTCTTTATCATCATGATTATCTCCTGTGTTTACTTTTACACTTGGTTCTTCTTTTTCTTCCATAAATGCTGTTGGATCACTTTCTTTATAAGAATTTACAAAATCATCAAATCCTACTAATTTATCATCTTCAAATTTTAATTCTTTTGCCTTTAAATCACTCATAAATGACTTTCTAGCACTATTACTTTAAATCTTTTGTATAATCATTTAATTTAATGTCATATTCTCTTGCTTCATACTTACTATTTAATTTTTTTGTATCTTCTTCATATTTTTTTTGCAAGTCTTCTATTTGTTTCTTTAATTCTTCGGTATCCACTTTTGACAACTCTTGCACTTTGTCATTAGTTTCTTTTAGTTGATTTTCTAGGTCTTTCTTTTGTTCATTTAAACTATCAAATTTTGCTTTTGGTATATAGTTGCCATCATTAATAATTAAATCTTTTTCACCATATTCCTTTTTAATCTCATCAGATAGTCCTTCATAAACTTCTTTTCCTACAATATCTACTAATTTTTTCATTTTATTCCTCCTATACCTTTTTTAAAGTGTCTTGGCTCCACTCTTGAGAAGTAGAATACCTTTGTATTCATATTAATTATAACAAAATGTCATATTTATGTCAATTTTTACTTGACTTTTTTTGATTTTTTTGTTATAGGCTTTACTACCTTTTTTATTTCTGTTGGTTTTTCTTCTTTAATAACCTTTTTTTCTACTATTGGCTCTGGTATTACTTCTAGTACCTTAACGCATACTATTGGTTGATTAAGTGTTTGCCCTGCTAGATATTTTGCCATTTCTTCATCAGTTTCAAATGTATCTCCTACTTCAAAGTAATTAAATTGTTCTATTTCATCATTAGATTTTATTCTTTTAATGTTTTTTAATCTATTAAACTCTTTTATTGTTACATTTTGATTAATAACTTCACATCTTACCATTTTATCCCTCTTTTCTAATGTTGTGTAAATGAACCATTATTACACATTTTTATGCATTCTTTTATTCTTTTTTCTAATATTGGTTTTAATTCTTCGTGTTTTAATTCTGCTAATAATTGTAATTGATGTCCTATGTGACACCAAGCACTAGCATTCCAATAATTACCTCTTACTTGACTTACAGAGTTATTTGTATTCATTCTATTCCATACATAACACACTTCATCTAATATCTTTACTTTTTCATAATCTACATTATCGGCTTGTCTATAACTCCACACTCTATCTTCCATTAATGTATCTTCACAAAAATATACTATTTTATCTTTTCTTATTACTCTTGACCATGCAGTACACCATACTTTATTATCACTTAAAAAGAAGTCTTCATAATTATCACATTGGTGTAGTTTTGTCATAAATACACCACTTTTGTCTATTAATTCTAATCCTATAAGCATTAATTCGTGGTCATATAGTTCATTATTTATTGTTTCTAATACTTGGTTATCTTTCCACCAGTCATCACTATCTAAAAAGCAGAAATAGTCAAATTCTAGGTTATTTAATGCATATTCTATTCCTACATTTCTAGAACCACCATTATATCTTTTTCTTATGTTTTCTATTAAGTGTATTCTTTTATCTTTCTTTTGGTATTCTTTTATTGTTTCTAATGATGTATCAGTACTCATATCATCTACTATTATTAATTCAAAATCCTTATATGTTTGATTTAAAACACTTTCTATACAATTTCTTAAATAAGTTTTACCTTTGTAATCTCCATGATCGTTATTACAATTAGGAATTATTATTGCATACTTATAATCTTTCTTTTCTGGTAACTTATCATAGTCTATATCGCTTATTTTAGCCTTTTTAAGGCACTTTATATTATATCTAGTCATATTTATATCTACACTCTTTATATAGTCTTTATTTACGCAATAAATACCTAATTTTAGCATATCATCTATTTTTTCATTATCATCAAACACATAAATGTAGTCATTACCTTTTTTTAATTTAGTTATATCTATATTCTTATCTATTGCTATTTTCATAAATACTCCTATATTCTAGTTCTTGTATAATCTGCTTCTAGTCCTGTTTGTCTATTAAAATCTCTATACTTTGCTCTATAGTTCTTTAGGCTTGTTTCTAGGCTTTTCTTTGTTTTAAGTACATTTTCATCTTGATTATTTCCTAGGCTTTCTATTGCCTTTTTTGTATTTCTTATATTGCTTTCATAATAGTGTTGTTTTTGTTTTGCTTCATATAGGCTTAATTTCTTACCATTATAGTTTACATATTGATTATTCATATCTTTTAATTCAGTTTTAGTATAATTAGATTCACTCACTCCTAAAATAATAGGAAAATAATCATGTCTACAATTATAATCGTTCCATAGTTCGGCTATTGGTTCTCCATCTACTGTATCATACCAATAACCAACTCCATATTTATCAGCATCTTCACGAGTTAATGCATATTGTCTTCCTTGTGCTATTGCGTGTGTTGGTCTTGCTCCACTATGTGCTGATACTTCATAACCATTACAATTTAATTCATTAAATAGATTATCACTTATTCTATTGGCTGTATTTTGTAAGCCCATCCTTAAGTTTCTTTCTATTGCTGTTTCTAATGATACATTTCTTCCTAGACTATCAGTTAGTTTTATGCCCTTTTTAGCTAATTCTTTGTATGTTTCATATATTGCCTTATCATATGACTTACTACCACTTAATACTTCTAAATATGCCTTATCTAATGCATTTACATAGGTATTTTCACTTGCATAAGCTACTGTACCTGTTAAGTTCCTTAATAAGTTCTGTGTTTCTTTTAAGCCACTATTTAGCATATCTAATTGAATAGGGTTTAGTTTTGCTTTTAAATCTCTATATTCATACAAAGGTTTATTGTTTCGTACTAAATAATGAGCATAGTTTTCATATATTGTCTTTGTTGAATTATTCATATGTGCTATTAAAAAGCCTACTTCTTCTAATGTTTTATCAAATATTTCTTTTCTATCTTTTTCTTTTATAGTATTTAATTCTAATGTATTTATTTGAGATAAATCTCCTATTTCTACTATTCTATCTATTATATCTTGTATTGTTTCTATATCTAGTTCTGTATATTTATCAGTTAATATTTTTGTTTCTTTTTCACTTAAATTTAATGCCATTATTCTTCAACTGCCTTAATACGATTTTCTTCATCTATTCTTGCAAGTTCTTCTTTTGCTTCATCTTCAGTCCAATTATTTATCTTCATTAAGTAAGTTACTTTTGAGATAAGTCCCATATTGTATTCTTGCCTATATTGTTCTTTTATCTCTTCATCACTTACTAATAATCCATCTCTATTAGTTACTTCTACATCACATTCTTCTGTTACTTTTTCTTTTAATACTAATCTACCTAATAATAAACTAGCTTTAATTATTCCACTTATAAATTCATTTATATTATCACGATACTTTTTAGCATTTTTCATTAAATCTTGTCTATCTCCTGCATATTGTGTAGCAGTTACTACACTACCACCACTAAATTCATAGTATTTTGTTCCTAATGATGCCATAAAGCTTAATGTATCTAATGCAAATTGTATTCCTGTTTTGTTTTGTTCTGGTCTTAAATCAGGATTATATTCGTGTATTAATTCATCTTTACTTAAATTATCTCCTACTTCCATAAATTGTTGTTTACTTATATCATCTGGATAAATAGGATATTCTTCAGTTGTATATGTTCCATCTTCATTTTTTACTCTTCTTGTTCCATATTTGATTAAATTCTTGTTATAGATGATTTTCTTTCCACCTAATTCAAAATCTCTTACAAAGTTATTATAAGTAATATCACAGGCTTTTAATTGGTCTATTGCGTTACCATACATAGACATACCTAATCCTAAATTATTATCTATTGTATTTATTATAGGTGTTTTTAATATTGAGAATAAAGGTACATCAGAACCTGTTTCCATTTCAGGTATTACTTCATCATATCTTGTTTCTTTTCCACTCTCTGCATCTAGATATATATTATTTATTACATAGCCATTATCAGTTAGTCTATGTAGTTCTATATATATTAGTTTTTTCTTATCTTTCTTTATTCCACTTGCAAATGCTACATCTATTATTTTTCCATGTTCTATTCTTAATGGTAATATATTTTTAGCATTTACTTTGATTAGATCATAACTTGTTTTTTCAGTAGGTACTATTTTCTTGTTTACTACTGCTATGTTCTTTAATCTAATTATTACACCACAAGTACCACTCCAAGTAGCAGTTTCTATTGCTATTGGTATTTCGTTATATAGTTTTACTTTTGCTATAAAGTTTTCTATAAATTTCTTATTTTTAGGTTTATTTGTTGATATTTCATCTTTTTCAGTAAAGCCTATTGAAGCCCAGTCTTCACTTATTCTTTTTGCCATACCTAATGAATATGAATATCTTGTTTTACCATAATTGTCTACATATTTATGTAGTTCTGCGTTGTTTTTATAGTATGACTTCCATGTATCTATTTTGTCATACATTTCGCTATCTTTTGTTATTTCATAACCAAATTTTTGATTAAGATAACTTATTACAAATTGATTCATTATTATTTACCTCCATTTTTATAATAACATAAGTTCTCTAGTCCATTGTTCTATACCATAGATAAACGCATCAAGTATATCTATATCGCTTGTTCCATCATCTAGCCATCTATCTATTTCAGACTTATCATCTTGCGTTGCCTCTTGTAATGACTTGATAATTTCATTTGTTTCTTTATCTATGAATTTTAACCTATCTTGCATCAATAGTACACCTATTAAATGTATTCTATCTTCTATTTGTATCTTAATGCTAGGTCTTACTGGTATATGTATGTTTTCATTTTCTAAACATTTTTGTAGAAAGTCTATTATTGTAGGTTCCGCTCCATCTACAAATACATAGTCTACCTTTCCATAAGTTAGTATAACATACTTGATATGTTTTATAAATCCATCTTTTAATTGTTGTAGTTTAGTTCCTATACCATCTGTATCTTTTACACCATCTTGATTAGAACAATCTACTTCATCACTTCTTATGGTTAATACATTTCTATAACTTCTACTTATTATTTGACTACAAAATGCGTGTTTAGAGCCATTTTTACCTATATCCACTCCTGTTGTTATTATTCCTGTTATTTTATCTCTAGTTATGTATCTTTCTTTGTTATTGGCTATCAAGTCAAATAATATACCTGCATTGGCTATTCTTTGACCTAATATATCTCTTTTATACCATATACTTGATTTATCATATGTCTTTAATATTGTTCTTAATTGGTCATCTTTTATACTCATATTATCAAATATATTAAAGTGTTCATAATTATAGCCATAATTCTTATCGAGTTTTTGTTGTTGTTCGTGAAAGTCTAATATATCAGTATAATACCAATGTGATGGTGGCTTTGGGTTTAAATCGTGAAATATCTTACGGTTACTACTTGATATTGTTCTATCCATTACTTCCTTTAAGAATTTAGGATGACATTCGTTAGCCTCTGTTACATAAGCCATACCATAGGTATTACCTTTTATGTACTTTTCATCACCATCTTTAGCACCTCCACTTATTATAAGTATTTTTTCTTGCCCATCTGCACATCTTACATATAAGCAGTCTTTATTCTTGTATTTACCCTCTCTACATCTACCACT